GGTTCGGAGAGTGCGGCCCTGTTCAACCTCAACTACTTTGAGAACGCAACGGTGCCACGGCTAGTCATTATAGTCGAGGGTGGGCAGATGTCGGACAAGGTGGAAGAGCAGATACGAAGCTGGGTATCCGAACAGTCTTCCCCCGATGTACTCAACCAAGTTCTGCTAATTGAAAACCCCGACGCCTCCACCAAGATACGTCTGGAACCTCTGGGAGTGAAAGAGCTACGTGATGCAGGCTTCCTAGAGTACAGAGAACATTGTGCGGCCCATATCATGGCGGCTAATCGTACCCCTGCTTCGATAATCGGGTATGCAGCTAGCGATGCGCGTTCTGCTAGTGTGGAGGCCAACCTGCGGTTCTTCGGTACAGTAGTGCGGCCAGGGCAGCGTCTGATAGAGTCACGGTTCAACTACATGTTTGAGCATGAAAGAGGTGTACAGGACTGGGTACTAGAGCTATCTATGCCGGAGTTAGTCAGCCCTGTGGAGAGGGCCAAGTTCTTTGATACATTGATTAGCAGAGGTGTAGTGACGATAAATGATGTGCGCAGGTTCTTTGGTATGCAGCCTGTGGAAGGCGGTGACGAACCGTTCATACAGGTGGTGGGGCAGGGGGCAGTGCCTATCAAGTTTTTGGATAGGATAGTAGAGGCCAACCTGAATACGAGTGGTAACCCGCTGATAGCTACAAGTGGTATGCAGACCCCTTCTGATGATGCGCCGATAGCTAGCCTGCCACAGGAGGCACAGGGCAAGGCCGCTGTCCATGTAGATGCATTGCGCGACCTTAGCCCGGGTGACCAGAGTATGGCTGTGATGATGGCGGAGCAGCTAGGGATAGACCCAAGTATTGTGGAGAAGCTACCGGGTGGAGGGGTAGATTCTGCGGTGAATAAGACAATATAAGTGTTGAGTACTGCGCAACCGGCTAACCGTTTAGGTTAGTCCTTCTGCAGAGGCGAATTGTTTCGCAGAAGGCTTAGCAGACACAGTTTTGAAACAAAGCTTGCAATGTTTCCGCAGATGTGGTATAATGGTGGGCAAGTACAGTTTTTTGGAGGCGACTATGGACGCGAAGACTGACAAACCAGAAACGCGGGACAAGCCGGAAGAGGTTATCGAGGAACCTATTTCCGAGCCGAAGCCGTCGAAGCAATCCGAGGGTAAATCTGAGAAGCCAAAGCCGCCGGTTGCACCACAGGTTCCTTTAGCTCCTGTGACGCCAAAGACAGGTGGCTTCCGGTTTCCGAAACGGTAGGAGGATAGTCATGGCAGAGAAGCCCGAGAAGAAGACAGTAGGTGGGTTCGAGTTCTATGCTTCACTATCAGCTACCGAGGATTCCGACAAGAAGCAGCCCTACCGTATCAAGGGACTAGCTTCCAGTACAATAATGGACGGCTACAACAGCATCATCACCGAAGAAGCCATTAGTACAATGACTATGAGCAAGCATATCCCTTTGACAGTTGGGCCTGACCACTGGGATGGGATTGCAAACGTGTTAGGCATTATCGGATGGGCCAAGCCTGTAGTATCTGAGAAGCCATCGGAGTTTGTTATTGACGGTTATCTGAAACCCGACCATCCCTATGCGGCTTCTTTGTATGCTGACATCAAGGCTTTCCCGGGCGAGGTCAAGCTTTCGATAGGCGGCTATGTCCCGTTTGATGGCGCGGTGGAAGAGTATGACAGTGACCTTGAGCAGTTTGTGACGTATATCAACGAGTTTCACCTTGACCACATCTTTGTATGTCGGGCCGAGACTGCAGTCAATCAGGACACGTGGATAGAGGTGGATGAGAGTGATGCCTCTGGTTCGGGCATGGGGCGCAGTACTGTTGACCGCCATGACTGGGGTAAGGTACTCTTCCGCGCCAGTTCCGAGGTAGTCAAGTCCCGAAACAAAAAGGAGAAGAGGGCTGATATGGAAGGCACTGATGAACAGAAAGGTTTTCTAGCCGGACTGGGCCAGATGATAGCCGCCTATGCAAAGGGTGAATTGAGTGGGAGAAGCGAAGCCGCAGCCAAGGACGGTACTCAAGAAGGTACTCAGGAAGGTACTGAGGCGGCAGCTACTCAAGCAGGCGCGGCGTCTGGTGAAGAAGCTGGAAAAGTAGAACCGGAAGCGAAGCCCGATGCACCGGCGGCCAAACCCGTAGAGGAACCTGCCAAGGAGACTACAAGTGATGCTATTGCGGAACAAGTGTTATCTGGCGTTACCTCAGCAATAGACAAGCTGGAGAAGTCCTTGGGCGAAAGTGTGGCCGACATCAACAAGCGGGTAGCAGCAATGGAGAAGAGTATGACAGAAGAAGATAAGCCGGAAGCGAAGGCAGATGACACGGCCCCTGCAGCCAAGGAAGAACCCGTAGCAGCGGAACCTGCCGATACGAAGCCCGTAGAAGGTAAGGCAGCGGACGCACCACCAGAGCAGTCTGACATTGCCAAGCTGGTAGAGGAGGCAGTAGCGGCCAAGTACGAGGGGCTTGAGGAAGCATTAGACGAACACCTTGGCGTTATCTATGGTCAGATAAAGGACATTCTGGGCAAGCTGGAAGTGTCCATGAAGGCCCGGGGCCGTAGCAGCCAAGTACCGATAGCTGGGGAACCCGCCTCCCTACAGGATAACGATACCACGAAAACGAGCAGCGTTGCAACTATCATGTCTGACATTCCTGCGTTAGACACCAAAGCTTAGTGGAGGCTACAATGCTACCATCACCGGAAGCGTACCTGAAGGGCACGGGGGGAACCCCCAGCAAGGGCAGCGGGATGGGCGACTTCATAGGCCGCTCATTCGGTTCGTCTACAAACGAAAACTACAAGGGGCCGTATGTATCAATCAAGAACGAGTCACTGGATGAGTTCATCCGTCTTGTTATTGACGAGACAACTATCCTCAACCAGGTGGCTACCGTCCAGCTACGGGGCGATAACCTCGAGCTGCCGAACGTCAACATCGCACCGGGCCAGATGGCAGGCGGCCTTGGCAAGATGGAACCCATTGACGGCACCGCGAACGCTCAGTTCGTGAAGCCTACCTATGGGGGCCGGACGCTAACGGTCAAGCCGTTCGACCTGCGCTACAAGTATGAGGAGACCAACTTCCCACGTATCAACATTGAGCGTGAGGGTATGCGTTCAACTATTGACGAGCTAATGCGCCGGTATATCGGCAACGAGACCGAGCGGATTTCGCTCAACTCTCGCACTAGTGGTATCAAGCATACCTCCTGGGTTGATTTCAACACGGGCAACATGACCACCACAGACGGTTGGTTTGCGAAGGCCCTCAGTGGTGCCCATATTCTCAACGTAGACCCGGCAGGTACGACACCGTACTATGTGCAGCCGAACCTGTTCAAGTCTATGTGGCAATTGCTGCCGACCAAGTGGCGTGCGCGCAAGGACGAGTTCGTGTTCTTCGTGGCGTCCAACGTCGAGGTGGAGTACAATGCGTTCTTCTCGGGGCGGCAGACGGCCCTCGGCGACCAAGCGTTGGTCTCCGGTGCGCGGACTGCTTGGAGTGGCATTCCTCTATCGCCTATTCCTTCCATCCCAGTGGATGAGCGGCATGTCACTGCTATCCGCCCCGACACTGGCAGCACCGAGGTTAGTTTGACCGGGCCGGACTATGGTATTGACCAGAAGTATAGTTGGTCAATCAACTCGCAAGGCGAAGGCTACCAGACCTCCGATACTGAGCTATACACGTGGGTAATGCTGGCGCGACCTGCCAACCTTGTTCTGGGCTACGGGCCTGAGTTCAAGGTTTCCCGCGTCCTGGATAACTCCGCCAAGTTTAGCTGGTACAACTTCTGGGGCCAGTTCGGTGTCGAGTTCTTCAACATTGATGAGGTTGTGCTGGCCATCAACGTGACACCGACCATTGACCCTGGCGACGATGACGAGGGCTTGTCCAGCTAGCCCCTCCTCCCCACCCGAGGGGGGTAGTGGTTACTGCTGCCCCCCTCTACCGAAAGTATAAGCATAGGAGAAGAAGATATGTCAGAGAAGAAAGAAACTACCGGCGGGGTACTTGTCATACCAGACGACAAAAACCACCCAGCTTCGTTTTCGTATGTATCGCCACGGGAACGCAAAATAACACGCGACCCGCGCACAGGCCGACAGATTGTCCAACCGGTTGTGTACACGTTCCAGAGAGGCCGCCCAGCACGTGTGGAGAACGAGAGGGACTTTCAGGACTTGCTACAGGAACAAGCTTACATGACTGATGGTCGGGGCTTTGTCCCCATGTTTGAGCGGGTAGTAGCATCCCGTGGGCCGGGCAGAGTGGAAGCGGAACAGAAGGTTACCGGCCTGCTTATGCAGTTCCTAGCGCACCACAACATAGACCTGGATAGCTTGGTCAAGTCCGCCAGTGGGGAAACAAGCAAGGCTATCCCGGAGGAAGCCGATGCAGGTGATAACCAGAGCGTCTGAGCATATTGTCAGTGGTGCCCTCGAGGAACGGTACTGCACGATAGCTGATGTGCGGCACGAGTTACGGGGAGTAGCCATAGACAATCCGACTAACAATCAGGACTTGGGCGCGTGGCTATCGAGTACCGAACGAAACGATGTCCTACTACGCGCACTAATAGATGCGCGTATGTGGATAGATGACAAGACCAAACGGGACTTTGATTACCACAAAGATGTCATGGTGGCCGTGGACGGTTCGGGGGAAGATGTGCTGAACTTGGCGGGGTACGGTTTCCTCCCATTGTACAAAATATCGTTTCTGGAAGTGGATGGCAGGACACACCGGCCCGATAACTTTGCTTTGTACCCGTCTACCGGGCGTGTCAAGGCGAAGAGTTTTGGCCAGGCTTCCCGTTACGCTTCTCGTGGGGGGGCAGCTTTCCCGATAGGTGCGCAGAATGTGGTGCTGACCCTGACATGGGGCTACCAGCATTTGCCACGGGACATAGTGGTTGCCCAGGCGCGGAAAGCTGCAGCGTTAGTGCTAGACCAGTTGGAGAGGGCTGACCTGTCTACAGGTGATGTCAGTCCTGGGTTCAGGGAAGTCAACTATGGTGATGTGAAGATACGCATGGGCGACTATGGCAGGTATGGGTTATCTATCCGGCGGTTGGAAGAGCAGGCCATCGAAACGTGTCTGCGTTACCGGATACCGTTGGTGGAGTCCGCACGCGCTATGTACAGGGGCAAGCCTTCTCAGCCCGGGGGTTGATGTAGGTGCTTTGGACTGACCTTGTAAGAATATACCGATGCGGGTTCACACAGAGGCATGACCTTAGCCTAGCCTTGGATGATACTGACATATACGGTGAGGATGTCTGGGGCAGGCTGCTACCTGATGATGATGTGGTACTGGTGCCAAATGAGTGGGGCATAGTAGGTGGCAGCGGGAAGATAGCCTTGCCTGTACAGTATGATGTAAGCCCCGGGTACATACTGTGGATAAAGGATACTGTTGTGTATGATGGGGCGCGGGTAGAGGTGGCGGCTGCTTTGACCGATGATGTGGTGGCCGGTGCTACTACTCTACCTGTAGATACCATAGTCGGGTTCAACGATGGTGCCATAGTTACTGTACATAGTCAGGGCAAGCGGCACCGGGGTAAGCTTCGGTACGCAACGGGTTCGGAGTTAGTTCTGTACAAGGAAGACCAGTTGCGTGAGGGTTTCAACACAGGCGACACGATTTCTTCTGGTAGGTACTGGCGGGTAACGGGCCGGAAGAACCCGGGTCAGTGGGGGCATATACAGGAATTGTCAGTGGTAGAAATACCGTTTGGGGCGGTTAGTGTATGAGGCCTGCCTACAGCCTGACGATAGAAGAGGGCATCAGGAACCTCTGTCTGGGGCGTAGCCTGCTGAAGCGGGATATAGCCGTAGGGGACAAGCTGATACCTGTAGGCATGACCTTTGGGGCAGACAACGCTTATGCTTGCCCGGGTGGGCTACTGTTTTATAACAACTCACTGGGCACCTACTGTAACGCTACCCTTGTCCAGCCGGGTGAATCTAATACCCCAGGGGATATAGCTTACAGTGAGAAGGTCAAACTGGACTGGAACAAGATGTCCACCAAGCACTATGACCTGTACTCTACTACTGACCTGACACAGAAGTACACTGTGGCAGCAGGTGCGTATCTGGAGTTAGACCCAGTACCCGATATATGCAAGAAGCTACGCATGATAGAAGAGGATTTTCTCGCCATAGGTATCGAACCTGCCGACAACTGGTTCCCGGGTATTCTGGTCATGTCAATGGGGTCGGCACGTAGACAAGCAACTAACGTTTATGACATTGACACAGAGGGCTTTGTAATCCGATATGCTGATGTCCTGATAGGCGGGACAAAGGCCCTTGATGTGAAGAAGGATTTAGAGCTGCTGGAGAGTGTGATAAGTGAGGATTACGGGTTAGGTGGTACATGCCAGTGGTCGGAGATTATGCGGCCCGGAGTGATGTGCCCCACACCGGGGAGAATAGCTTCTCAGAACAGGCTGATAGAAACGGCCTCCCAGTCGAAGATATGCTGGGGGGACATCTACATACAAACACACCGATACCGGATAATAGATAAGAGGCCACATTTGACCAAGCAACCCGAACCCACCCCGTAGAGGAGAGGTGTGTTACGATGGCGGAGACACAGACGTTACTGGCTACCCCGACACTCAACAAGCATAGCGTATTCATGTTCGCACTACAAGCGGCGGAAGGGACAGAAGCGACAGCAAACTTCACATCAATTCCCTTCAGTGGCACCCTGGATTTCAACCTTCAGGGCAACATGGAGGTCTTCGAGCAGGCAGATGGGGTCAAGTATCCCCATCACTATTACACGGCAGGTGCATGGTTCGAGGGTAGTGTCCCGTTGGTACTGTCGCCGGAAGACGGTGCCTTTGCCAACCTTATAAACTGGATAACCTATCGGGACAGTACTACCAACCAGGGACTGTTCTGCACCGTTTGGATTGTTGATGACAACATGGAAAGGGGTGCCATTGATGTCAAGGTAACCGAAGCGACTATATCTATGCGCAAAGGTGAACCTGTGACGTTTGGCCTTACCATGCGGGGCAAGGCACCTGCTACAGCCGCATCCGCACCGACGCCAACTACTGCAGGCGTAGGGGGGCCGTACCTGTGGAGTGACGGTACTGTGTCTACAGCCAATTATGGCGAATCCCCTACGGAAGACGAGAATATGGAGTCACTGGAAATACGCATTGACAATGGTGTAGACGACGGCGCGGAAGGCCTGCGCCTGACCGACAGTGTCTACCCCATCCGATTGTACAACCTCAACGATATGGAGGTCACGGGTTCGTTTGAGCGCGACTATATCACCGGCGATTCCGGCAGTGGTGCCGACTTCTATGATGCGTTTGTAAGCCAAGTGGAAAACTCGTTCAGCACAAGTGGTGACGCTGCTATCACGGTAGCGTTGTCCCGTGGTGGGACGGGCCTGACACTGACCATGCCACGTGTCAAGTTTACTGATGTGTCACAGCCGCTTGAGGGTTCGCACCGGGGTAGGGTTGTTCAGACTGTTGAGTTTACTGCGATTGCTTCCCCCGGTTCAGTTGACGAGTGGTCTGCGCCGATTACGATTACTGCTTCTAGTGGCAGTGGAAGCTAGTTTACTCCTATATTGAAAGGGGCCTTTTGTATGGCCGAAAACGATAGCGGTATCAAGCAGTATGCAACCTATACAACTGAAGACATTGGCTTGGCAACGGTTCTTCTTTGCCAACAGGGTTTTTTCATTGTGCAGGTTATCCCACAGAAGCCGAAGACTGAGGGGATGTCTAGGCCTTGGTGCCGCATCGAAATAGGCGGCCCCGACTTGGAACTGCTATGTTCTGTGACGGAAGAGTATCGCGAAAACCCCACAGGTGTTCTGGTGCATTCCAAGTTGTATGAGGAGAAGCGTCGCACTGTCATGAGTGCTGTTCAGACAGCCCAAAGGATAGAGTAGAATAGACTAGTTGGAGGAAAATGATGAGTAAGAGTGCTCTAATCAGAGAGCTAGCCCTACGCACGTCGTGGCCGGAAACTGACCAGCTACCCCTTACCATGTATGACACTGACGAGAACGGTGAAGAGGTAGAAATTGACGTTTCCGATGGTGGCAAGTACTGGCTGAAGTTTCGTGACGCTTCGGGTCAGCAGAAGATGGCTTTGCAGACTACACTGTGGAAGCAGATTACCCGCACGGACAAAAATGGTGTCGAGTACAGTGAACCTTCCTATGACCCGGGGAGCTTCATAGACACCATGTTGCGCTGTGGTGTGCTAGTAGGGGGCGTTATCCCTTCCGTAGATGAGGTTAGCGGCGACATTGTGGAGTTTGACATTACCTCGAAGAACCGTTCTCAGTTTGTCAAGATGTTACCCGACAAGATGCTGGTTGCGATTGTGGCTATGGCGATACGGTTCCTGTACTCTGATGCGGTAGAGCAGGTAGTTGATGACGCAAAAAACTTGCAGGGCGTATTGGCTACGACACCGGACGAGGCAGAGAGCCGGACTACGAAGAAGCAATCCGCACAATCCCAGGAGGATTCCGGAAGCCTGTTGTAGTAGAGCGTCGGGCGGTGCAGCCACCTCTTCCCGAGACGCATCCGATGTTCACGAACGCGGCGGGTTGGGTTGACCAGGCGAAGTATGCCAAGTACCGCGCTTCGGTACAGCCCGTACAGGTGGAAGAGACCAGCGACTTTGTGCTGACGAACTACGGGTATGCGCTACTCATGTTTGTTGTCGGGTTGATACGCGAAGCCAACTATATCAAGGAGTTTCACCTGCTTCCGACCGAGACACCGATAGGTAAAGAGGCGTGGTGGCGGGTAGAAATATGGGAGGCTTACTGGTCGGGTCATGGGAAAGGGATGCGTGTCGAATATGACCTGAAGGATAGGAGTAGGAAGGGGTAGTCACAATGTTTACGTTCCGTTGGGGCGAGACTGCCCTTGAGTTTATACATCAGACGCTCCCCGCTTTTCCTGATACGCTGCAGGAGACTGGGGAGCGTTTTGTGCAGGATATTTTCAGCGGGTATGTGCTACCTGCGGTGAAGGATAAGGCACCTGTTTTCAGTGGCGACCTGAGAAAGGACTTGGACTTCACTCTGATAAGTTCTGAGGAAGGTCATGCATACTGGTGGCTGGGGGAGAGTGGGAAGCTTGCTATTGGTGCTGAGGATACGCACAAGCACCCCGCACCGTTCAGCTATCCTTTGGCACAGCATGATGGGGCAGAGGGCCACCTGGTGCAATTGTATGCTACGAATAGCTATTCCCGTAAGAAGCTACGCAGGTGGGTGCGGGAGAAGATGTTTGCTTCTCTGCCGGAAAGTAAAGACGATGCGGAGATGATGAGGGCTAGTGGCCATTATGTCCCGCTGAGCGTGTGGGTAACACCGGCGAACCCGCATGACGCTACCAGTGGGTACTTCCTATATAAGCGGGTTGGTGCGTTGCCTGTGTACATAGCGTCCGGTGCCAAGTCAGTGCTACAGAGTATAGCGGGCAGCCTCGGACGGTTCTGGAGGTAGCAGGTATGGATTTCAATGCGCAGGCTAAGCTAGGTTTGCTTGTTGAGCTTGATACATCGCAGGTGCGGCGCGAGATACCGCAGTTGCAACAGATGTTGGACAGGGCGGGGGGGCGGCGGATTGGTCGGCAAGCTGCCCGGCCTATGCAGGAATTGGAGAGGGCAACGGGTACACGTGGGGGCGTACCCCGGCAGCTAACTGAAGCAGCTAATGCGGCCAACAAGAATATAGAGTTGCTGAAGAAGGTTACGCAGGCGACCGGTACATTAGCACAGGCACAGTTGAAGACTGTGGGGTTATACACTACTGCCTCCAGCCAATTGAAGAGTGCTTCTGATGAGATAGCAGATGGGGCACGGGCTGTTTCCGAGAAGTACAGGGATGCAGCCAGTACGATAGCCCTTGCGCATAAGGCAATGCGGTTGGAGGCTACTCTGTTTGAGCGGCTGCATGAACCCACCAAGCATTATGGGGCGAAGGCTGACGCAATAGCTGCATGGCACCGTAGCCTTGTGGACACGTTGAAGGATGCGGAGGCAGACGAGACTGACTTTGTGCAGGCGCACTCCACCTTTGTATCGTCCATCAACAAGATTAGCAACGTGCGTGAGCGGGAGGCCCGAAGGGCAGTTAGCACTGAGTTGGACTTGACCAAGCGGTTGATGCAGGCCCAACAGTCCCGTGAGAGGGGGGGTAGGGGCTATTCTGTGTTGGATAGGTATACTGCGGAGTTTGAGGCTTCTCAGACTAGGTCGCGCTCAACTTTGGAGGGGATTGGTCTATCACCTGAAGAGGTGGATAGGGCATTGCGGCAGCAGGAGAATGCGTTCAGGGGACACTACGCGCGGTTAGAGCAGATGCGGGAACAGTCTGGGCATAGGCAGGCGGCAGAACATACCCGTGCGTTGGCGGATAACGTGAGGCGGGAGGAAGCTAACCGTAGCAGGGCATTGTCGGTAGCGCGTGACCAGGCTAAGCAGTTGCGGGAGGCACAGGAGTTACACCTACGCGAGTATGGCGGCTCACTGACGATGCTGCTCAACAGGTTCCAGCAGCAGCACAAAGACCAAGCCCGGAATACCCGTGAGCGACTGGAAGCCGCAGGAGTACCTGCGGAGACTATTGAGGCCCAGCTACGTAGGCAAGAGCTAGCGCACACAACCCACGTAGAGAAGCTCAGGAGGGTCTACAAGCGTCTTCCGTGGGCCAAGCGATGGGCACCATTCCTGCGTGTGGATACCACCTCCCTCACCCGGGCCGCAAACGTTATGCGTGTCATTGCCGGTGGGGCCAGACGCGTATGGGATACCCTGGGAAAATGGAAGAACGCTATCCTGCATACCTACTGGACTGCGCTATCCTTCCTGTACGCAATCCGTAACGTGATGCGGCCTATGCGTACTATCCTACAGATGGCACAAAACATTGGCCGCTACTTGAAAGGGGCAGGCAAAAGCTTCTTCGCTAACGTGGCGGATGCTGCAGGTGATGTGCAGCAGATGAGGGGGCGCATGTCAGTACTCTTCGGAGACATGGCAGGCGAATCCATACGCACTGCAATGGACGAAGCTATCGGTAAGCCTTTCGACTGGACAGATATTATCCGTGGTATGCAGCGGGCAATGGCAATGGGGCTGTCCGATATAGGCAAGGATATGCTCACTCCGGTAACGCGACTGGGCTTGGACTTGGCGGCTGCCTTTGAATCGTCTGCTGAGGACGCGGCAATGGCAATCATGCAGGCCACCTATGGTTCGTGGCAGCGCATGACCCGCTCGTTTGGGTTCGTGGCAGAACAGGCGGGGCCTTTCGGTTACGCACATGGGGACAAGTCCACAGCAGGGCTACAGAAGAACCTTGATGCTATTCTGGGCATGTTGGAGAGTAGATTAGGCGGCACCGCTACGAAGATGTCGTATACGTGGAAGGTGCTTGTGTCTAACATGCGGGATATATTCAAGCGGTTTTCTCTTGAGCTTGAGCAGGCGGGCGTGTTGGACGTGGTCAACGCGGTGTTGATACATATCAGGGATGTCTACTACTCCTTCAAAGAACAGGGTGTTATCACCAAGTGGGCACAGACACTCGCTACTGCGTTCAACAAGATAGAGCAGCCCCTAGGTTGGTTGGTGGCTAGGTTACCCAAGGCAATGTCGGCCCTGATTGCACTGATGGAGAAGGCTATCAACAAGATATTCACCTACTATGAGCGGGCTGGTGGTATGGAGCGTATCATTGGCAACCTCTTTGAGAAGACAATAGAGTACGGGCCATTGGCTTTGCGCTTGTTGGCAACGTATTTGGTCTTTGTCAACAAGATTGGCATGTCTTTGGCGGCGGCGGGCGAGGTGGTTGCACGTGTGGGGGCAGCCCTTAGTCGTGACCCGGAGAGCAAGGAGAGGCTACGGGATATGGCCAAGGACTTGTACGAGATACGGGGGGAGATGGATAAGCTAGGCAAGAGTATTGGTGACCAGAGCGAACGCATGGCTAAGGCGGTAGCCGATACGAACAAGGAGTTGGAGGCGGTTCTGGAGGATTTGGAGACGAAGAACCTTTCTGCTGATGCTGCGGCGGCGGCACGGACACAGGCACAGACATGGGCGGCGCGGCGGTTGGCGCAGCGCATGATGGGGGATAATGCCGAGGATGTTTTAGGCGCGTGGGATGTTACTCCGGGTTCGAGTGGCGGTTTGGCGGCGGCGAAGAAGCTGGGTGCGGAGGCTAATAGGGGACGTGTGGCTGACGATATGTTGCGGGAGTTGTCTCGTATTGAGGAGAACACGAGTGAGACGGCTGCCAATACGGGTGTTATTAGTCACCATCAGGTATTGAATGAACGGATACGGCGTCGGGGCATGGCGTTTGCTCCTATGGCTGTTGAGTTGGGTTGGGGGCGTGTGTTGCCGCCTTTCTTGCACAACCCAGCGGAGGGGACGGAGGATGAAGCAGAGAAGGCTCGAAAGAAGGCTATAGCTGATATGCGCGAGAGGCAGAGGAAGATGGATGAGGCAAGGCGGGCGGCACAGGTGGTGGGGGATTTCCTTAAGACGGCTAAGACTGTGCTGCCTTCTCCAAAGAAGGATGATATAGCTGACCGGTTCAAACGAGAAACTGCCCAGATAAAAGATGAGTTGGGTTCTATTGGCGATGCCATCAAACAATCCTTGCCTGTCTGGCTAACTGCTCTGCTTGGTATAGGTGCCGCGATTGTTGCGTTGAGGGGGCCTTTGGGTGCTGTATGGCGTGCTTTGCGGTGGGCGGGTAGGGGGGTAGGTGGTGGTATTGGTAGGGGTTGGCAGTGGCTACGGGGCAGGTTTGGAAGAGGCCCTGCGCCAACACCTTCTGTGCCAAGACATCCCGACTTGCCTCAACCTGTGGAGGCGGGGGCACCAGGTGCCCCCGGGATGAGAGAAGCTCCAACGGTACGTCCCGGGAGAAGCCCACAGTTAGAAGGGCCGTGGGCTAGAGGCTACGGTACTCGTGGTTGGCAAAGGCGCGTGGCTGAGGCTATAGCCCGTTCTGCAGACGCTAACGTTGCACGCCAGAGGGCTGCTTTCCTTGAGGGGAGAGGTACTGCTTCTCAGGTGGACTTGGCACAACTGGAAGCTAACGTTGAGCAGGCTACCCGTATACGGGCTGCGGCGAGGCAGCAATATGGTTTGACGGGTAGGTCGGCGCGTGGTGCTGCTGGCGCCCCCCGGGGAGGCATGGAGGCAGGTAGCGGGTTGCGTGCGTTCGGTAGGGGCGTTGGTAAAGTTGGGGGCTTAGCCGGTACAGCATGGCTTGCAACCGAGTTGCTTTACGGCGTGATAGATGCCGGTGCTGATATAAGCGACCGCATCAAGGTAGGGGACAAGAGGGCAGCATGGCAGGTAGGGTTAGCACATGGATACAAAGGGCTGGCTGACCTTGTCGGCATGACTACCGAAATGAGCAAGGTGACACAGTGGATACCCGGTGGGGGAGGCCCGCTGCTTGGCAACCTACAGAGAATGCTAGGGGGCCGCGTAGAAGACTACTTGCGTGGAACAAGCACGTTGGCTGCAGAAGGTATCGAACTGACACACACGATGGATACCGCTGTCGAGACTGTGCTGCAGGGCATATCGGACTGGCTGCACCGCCCCACCAAGGACAAACTGGATGTTGAGGTAACCATCAAGGATACTGACGGTAGGCCTTATTCTGGTGCTGAAGGGCGGGTTACGTGGCGGGAGAGCAGCGAGGCCCGTAGGGCGTTTAGCTCGACTGTTTGACAAGTCTGGGCATAGTGTGTATACTGCGGTAAGCGTGTGAACACTTGTGGGAAGGGTGAGGGTATGGCATACGAAGAGCAGAAAGCAGTATTGCTTGATAGCGTGACCATTTCCAGCATGGGACACGCCGTATCGGATGTGCATGACTTCGGGGATGCGCTGGTGCTCAATCCCCATCTGTGGCTGGAGGTCACTGGGTTTGCGGGGGTAATCGGTGACGATGATACGATGACCATTCGCATACTGGGTGTGGTTGATGACGTGGCATCGCCGGATACGTATTTGGTATGGGGTGGTGCGTATGCGTATGAGCCGAAGGAGTCGGGGCGGGAGCGTATTGTTATTCAACCGACGCGGCTGCCGCAGCGGTTTGTTGTGCGTGTGACCAATGGCACAGTACAGGCTACGAGCGGTGGTGCAGTTACGCTTACGCTGACGTGGCAAGAGGGATAGCGATGGCACCTACTCCAGCAGGATATATTATTAGCGGAGCAGGAGAAGCTGCAGCTAATGGGGAGTATACCAACCGTGGTATTCTTATCAATGGGATGCCCTCGTACACGAATGGCACATGGTATCTGTACCTCGCAACCGAAATTATGGGCGACCCTCCTTCGTCCACATGGATATTGAGCGTCATTGTGACGGCCAGTGTCCCTGACTTTGGCATGGGGAGCTATTACGTCTTCCCGTTCGGGGGGCCAATCGGCACGTGGCGGGTAGGCGAATTTGGTACACCTCCCGCCCCTACTGTTGAGCCATTTTATGAAGTATTGCCGTATCCTCCTTTAGAACCCAAGCCCTGGCCGGGGAAATGGCCATTTCCCGAACCTGAGTTATACCCGGATGAGCTCGACCCTGCGGAGCCGATGCCGCATTTGTTTGATGATGATTATGCTTTGTGGGTAACTATATCGGGCGCAGAAAAGCCAGAGCCGGTGTTGCGGGTTGCGGTGCGGCGGACGTTGGGGTTGTAGTGTGTAGTAGCGGCGGACGCTGACGTTGCCGCCGGTTGATGATAGTGACGATGATGACGAGGAGTGATGGGCGATGGGCAGCACACTGAGGGCATTAGCCGAACGCAGTAAAGTCGCAACCGACATGCTCGACCTTGAGCGGCAGGCGCAGAGTGCGGTGGCGCAGTACAAGGCTGCCGTGGCTAATCTGGAGAAACTGGCTGGAGAGCTGGATGGCGATGATGCTGCCGAGGTGCGTGGTGTGAAGCAGGCACTCGAGGCTGCTGCTGAGGAGGCGGGGATTGGAGGCCGGAAGTGATAGACGGCGATGCGTATCTGCCGGTGACGACTAATCCGGCCTATGTCACTGCTACCATGCCTGATGACGGGAGCAGTGTGTTCCCGACTGCGCTGGTCGTAGACGAGGCGCGAGGGATAAACTGGGAGGGCGGGGCTGCATCGTTTATTGACGGACTGGCCAGTGACTATTCCGATATGCAGGTGACACTGGCTGATGGGGAGACGCCTGTACCGTTCGGCGTAGAGGAATTTTCACAATTATATGGTAGCCGAAAGATTGTTGCGCATATGGGAATACCATCTCTAAGTGCATCAACTATTACTGAATTGTTATTATGGAGAGGAATACCAGGGGGGCCGCATGAAGATAGGAATGGAGTATATGCAAACTCTGACGGTTATTGTGGTGTGTGGCCACTAAATGAGCAGAATATTGGTGCTCCTGGTGGTACTGGCACTGACGTATATGCTGACTGGACTGGCAATACAAGTCCAGGAAAAGATTATGTATCTAACATGGGTAAAGATGGAGTTATAGGAAAAGGGCAGCAATTTTCTGGGACAACAAGTGGTGGTACTGACCGTATTGTAGTGCCGTATAGTAGTAATTTAGATACCCCTAACGCTATTACAATTAGTTTGTGGGTGTATCCACTATCAGATGGAGATGGGGCGTCAGTAATAGAGTGTATTACAGGACGTGACAGCATCAATAAAAAAGGATGGATGATTTTCCAAGGGGGTAGAAGCTACGATGAACTGCGAGTGATGATGTATTATGCACCCGAAATTGGGAGCTGGATGGACTTTAGAATCACTGATGTTTTTTCTATGAATATATGGACTCACGTAGCTATTACATATAAATATGTTGGGATGGGAACATCTATAGTGGCAACGTATGTGAATGGGCAGCAAGTTTTTTATAGAAATGATCGCAATGGCCCATTAACATCATATAATAATGATTTGTGGATAGGGGCGAGAGAGTACACTGGAAGTGAAAATTACTTTGATGGAGCAATTGATGATTTACAACTTCATCGAGTGGCACGATCAGAAAATTGGATTAAAACAAATTATAATATCAGTATTAATAATTCTGTATTCTGGACAATTGGAGAAGAAGTAATTTTTACAACTCGATTCCCTGCAGCTCATCGTTCTAAAAACTTTAAAATGGGGCCAAAATTAGTTTATGTAGGAGGAAAATAATATGGCGTTTCAACGTGGAGTTGCACAGACTGTGCAGATTGTGTGCTACGACGGTAAGCAGCAGGAGGTGCAGGCATGGCTTTCCAAAAGGGAGTAGCGCAAACCATACAGATAATCTGCTACGATTCCGAAACCCCGACAGACCCCGATACACCAGTAGCGTATATCTGTGCGGATGACGATGAAGAGTTTACTGAAACCACAAACGCACCTGTGGTAGTTGGGTCTGGGCTTGTCACCCTGGGCTTGACTGCTGCAGAAATGAACTGTGATAGTTTTACCATCAAAATAGAGAGCGAAGACCTCGAAGACCAGATGGTATCGTTCTACACGGAGGCGGCCTATACTGCTACCCGTGCAGGCTACCTTGACGCTGCAATATCTACCCGCAGCATCTTTGACCCCACCACCGACACCGTAAAGGCCAAAGACCACCTGGGCAATCCCTTCGCAGCAGAAGCGGACATAAGGGATGCTATCATAGAGGCCGACCTATCCGACTACGAAGACACTGCAGCCACAGGCACTACCCTTGGCGAGTTCATAGTAGCCTCCCGCGCAGGTATCGTAGGCCGCATGAAGATAG